TATTTATATATTATGAAAAAAAAAATGTTATTGTCATTGTTATTGTTATTATGTATAATATATACTATTTTTTGGTATAAATCATCGGTTATTGAAGGTATGTTAGTAGCAAGTGATAGTATGAAAGAAAATGTATATGATAAACATAATATACAACTAGATAGAGAGAATAAAATGTTAATAAAAAATAATAAAAAAGTAAGGTATGTCAATCAGTTTAATAGTAAACAATCCTCGAGATTGTCTGCAGATAAGGCGAAAACAAGCGAAATTTTATCTAATAATGGATTGCCTGTATGTAATTATGTAACATGGAATAATAGTTTAAAAAATAATGAAAATTTAAGAATAATTAATAATAAATTATCATTTCCATTGGTAATAAAAAATATATGGGGTGAAAAAGGTGAGGATGTATTTACTAATGTAATATCAAATGATACAATGATAGAAAAGATAGAGTATTTAAAAAAGAGGAACAAGAAATCAATTATAATAGAAGAACAGTGTGAAGGAAATAAATATAGAATAATGATATTAAATGATAAATTTATTTACGCAAGTAACGATATTAAGCCTATCATAGTAGGCGACGGCATAAGTAATATACGTACTTTAATTAATGATTATCCAAACAAAACTGGATTGAAGCCAATCGTAAATATAAATGAGGATTTAATAAAACAACAAGGTTATACAATAACTGACATATTAGAAAAAAATAAGGAGCTAACTGTAACAAATGTTGTAAATATTTCGAATGGAGCAAAAAATAAATATATACATGATTACGAGATCCATCCAATTAATATGAATCTATTTTATCAGATAAATAAGGTGTTAGGTTTAAATTTTTCAGGAATAGATTATATGACATCTGATTTGTCGGTTCCTTATTTTCAAGAAGGTAAAATAATAGAGGTAAATGCTGCACCTGGATTTTCAACAACAACACAAACAAATGAAGAAGCTACTACTAATTTTGTAAATGCACTATTTTAGATAATGTATTTTTCAAGTGCATATACTCGGAAAAAGTAAATTCCATTTTATGTTACAAGCATCGAGATAGTTTTCGCTAATAAATCTATGTAGATCTTCTTTACAGCAAATGTTATATGTGTTTTTAAAATACTTTTGCCAATAAATTGCAGCACCAAGCATAATTTCATGAGGTAATAACAAACAATAATATATTGATTCGTATTGTTTTATCATAAAGGAGGCAATATTAAGACCAGATATTCTAGAATCGATAAAATTAATGAAATGATTATTATTATTTTTTGTGGATATCCATATGTATCCGAGAACATAATTTTTATGTAGGGGATTAATATGGATGGAAATTTCGTTATGTTCTTTCAACGTCTGGAAGGGGAAATCGTTTTTAGAAACTAAAACATAAATATCCGATAGATGTGGCAACATAATACCAAATCCGTTCTTGTTATTTTCATCGAACATATTCATATTCATTACTATATTATGTAGGAATTCATGCAGACCTTCTCTATCGTATAAAGGGTCTTGCCATATGTTTTTTACTGTGTCAAATTCAGTATATTTACATAAATATTGTTCCATATACTATTACTATAAATAATAAATTATTATTAAATAATAAATTATTATTATATTTTCTCTCTATTTCTCTCTATCGAAGCATTTTGAAAGAGTATTAGAATATAAAAAGGATCTTGACATAATGGAAACAGAAGATTGTATCTTATTGAAAGAAAATAATTAAATAGAGAGAAAATGGCATAAAATGTAGAAAATAATTAAATAGAGAGAAACGGCATAAAATATAGAAAATATAATATATATAATGAAAAGAATATTCCACGAAGTAAAACGTATTATACCGAGGATATCAGAAACGGAATTAATCGCATTGAGAAGTGGCACTACATGTTTAGATAAAGAGATATTCTTAGGGAAGGTAGATATTTCAAAAATAAAGAGAAAAGAAGTAGATAAAAAATTCAGCGATGCCAAAGTGAAAGAACTGATAACAAAATATGGAAATGTAGAAAAAGTATATCCAAGCGATAAATGTGATGAAATATTAGAGTATGTAGGCAAAAATAAATTTTTATCATTTTTAATAGACGAAGAATATGGAGGATGTAAATTATCGGTTTCCGAATTATCTGCAATATTAACTAAGATATCATCAGTAAATCCAGCATTAGGAGTAATAACAATGGTTCCGAATTCATTAGGTCCAAGTGAATTATTATTAAAATATGGTACAGAAATGCAGAAAAAAGAGTACTTGCCGAAATTAGCAGACGGTACGTATATACCATGCTTTGGATTAACGGGTCCAAATAATGGTTCAGATGCAACCGGAAGTATAGATGAAGGAGTGGTCGTAGTAAACGATAAAGGTAAGCAAGTAGTTAGATTGAATATAAATAAACGTTATATAACATTAGGTCCAGTAGCAAATTTGATAGGATTAGCATTTAGATTAAATGATCCATATAAGATATTAGACAATGGTAAGTCGGGAATAACAGTTGCACTAATAAAAAGTGATCTAGAAGGTTTAAAGCAAGAAACACACCATAACCCATTAAATGCAGGATTTCCAAACGGAACATTAAAAGGTGAAATAGAGATACCGATAGAAAATGTAATAGGTGGAGAAAAAAATGTAGGAAATGGATGGAAGATGTTAATGGAGTGTTTGGCAGCAGGACGTGGTGTATGTTTACCAGCGACCGCAAATGCAAGTTCAAAAGTATCAACATTTGGTGTATATTATTACGCGAAGCATAGAAAACAATTTAAATTGCCATTAATAAAGATGGAAGGTGTACAATCAAAAATGGTAAATATGGTATATAATACATGGTTAATACAATGTTCTGTAGAATTAACGAATACATTATTAGACAATGGAGAAAACCCATCAGTAATATCAGCAATAATGAAACAACAAACAACAGATAGGGCACGAGATGTATTAAATGATGGAATGGATATTCATGCAGGAAGCGCAATATGTCTAGGTGAAAATAATTTTATGGAGAAATTTTACAGAAGTGCTCCAATAGGTATAACCGTGGAAGGTAGTAATACGCTAACAAGAAATTTAATAATATTCGGCCAAGGATTAAATAAAAGTCATCCCTACATATATCCAGTATTAGAAAGCATTCTAACTAACAATGAAAATAAGTTCAAAGACGCATTTTCAACAATATTGAATCATTCAGTAGATACATATATGAGGGCATTAACAAATAGTGGTGTAAATACGCGATTAGAGAAGCAGACGCTACAATATTCAAACATGGCAAATATAGTTGCTCTAAAAGGAGGTGCCTTGAAATCGGAGCAATTTTTATCAGCAGATATGGCGGATATCTTTTCAAACCTGTATTTGGCTCATAGTGTATTGTGGTATCATAAACAGCACAATGTAAGTGATGTATTGACTGAATATTGTATAGAGAGATTGTGTATAGAAAATCAAAAAATAATGAATCGCGTGATAGAAAACATAGGTCCATTGGGTTATTTATTGCGATTTGCAAAAAAAAATGTAAGAGATATGGAATATAGTAAACATAGGGAAATAATAAAGGAATTAGATAGAAAAGAAAACATAATGATGCATATATCGAAAGATATACATATAGAAGGGACATCATTAGAAAAACTAAAAAAATTGGAGTATATGAAAGGAGAAGAGTATGATAATTTATATAATGAAGTAATTCAAGTAGGGGAATATAAGAATAATTAGACGAACAGTTTTCGAACAGATTGCATAAAAGAGCCAGCGTGACTAGTTTTGATTTGTCTAGAAGGAGGAATTTCATCAAGAAATGACATGTTTTGTCTTATGCGGTCATTATACATTGAATCGATAACATATAAATCGTATTTGTCTTTAACTAGGGTAGATGGGGGATAGAAATCTCTATTTTGATGAATAAATTTTTTAATAGGAATGGATGTTTTTGGAAAAGATAAAGTATTATTATTAAGAATGTCTTGTGCGAATATATCAAGAATATCGCTTTCATCAAAAGCTGTAAGTTTTTCTATTTGATTTATAAAGAGGTTGCGTAACTCAGATGTGGTAGAATTACCATCATCATAAATAGTTAATGTTTTGTCGATAGTGAGATGTAGAACGAAAGTATACATAGTATTTTGTCTAGTGTTTTGATTTTACGTGCGCATATAGGATATGTTTAGATTCAATTTTTTTAAACATAGAAAAAGTAACTAAAATAAATGTACTGGTAAATAGTAAGTATTTATTGAGTATTTATTGAGTATTAATCATTTTTCTCTCTATAGAGTAATAATGAGAGTGTTTGGTGCAATAATATTTCTAATAACAAATAGTGAAATATTTGGAATGCGAAGTAACAATAAAATATATTTAAAACATAATAGACAATATAACTATATGGAAAAGTTAACACAATATGATGAAGCGACACAACAATTTATAGTGAATGTAGGAACATTTATGTATGATAAATCCAAGAGTTTTTTTGAAGACGAGTTAATGGAAAATAAACTAGTGGAAAAATGGGATCTAGATTTTAATATAGATAAAATAAACGCAGAGAAAAAAAAGATAGAAGAGAGATTGAGAGAAAAAGAGAATGAAAATATGAATTTGAGAAATAATATATATAAAGTAAGGGACGAAGAAAGAGAAAAATTTGAGAAATCGACTACATGGTACAAGGAACAACTAGAAGGGGTACAACAAATAACAAGATTAAAAGAGATGAATTATGAGAAAGATATAAATGATCGAATAAATAGAGAAACGGAACAATTAAATAAAAATATAGAAGAATTGAGAAAGAAGAATAAATGGTATTATGATTTATACGAAAGCAAAGAAAAAGGTACTAATTATGAGGAAGAATTATATCCAAAGATGTTGGACTACAATGATAAGTATTTAAATTCTGGATGGGTGATAACACATATAGGACAAGTGATGGGAGAAAAATCAGATTTTCATTTTAAACATAAAGAAACAGATGATGTGATATTAATAGATACAAAGAACAATTTGCCTACAAACCCAATAGCATCAACAGACAATTTTGTGAGAGATGTAACAGATAAGAAAACGAATGCGATAGGAGGAATAATGTTGGCGAATGGAAAGATATGCAATAAGAAAGGTTTTGAGATAAATATAGTGAAGGATAAATGCTTGATATATGTATCAAATTTTGATAGGAATAATGTAGGATATATATTTTCTCTGATGGACGAGATAATGGAATTAGTAAGATTAAAGAAATCGAATGGTGACAAAGATAAATTAAAAGACATATTGATAGAAAATTATAAGAGAGAAAATCAACAAATAGAAAATATAGAAAAAACGAAAAAAAGCGTAGAAAAAAATATAGAAAATATAGTGGAGGATTTTCAAAAGTATTTTAACGAGGATATAACGATGGAAATAAAGAAGAATGAGATATCGAATAGTTCAGTACGTTCAAGAAAAAAGACTTCGACAGATGTAGTAGATTTTGATGAATTAGAAAAAGAAAGAGTAGTAGTAGGAAAAAGAAGTAAATATTATCTACAATTTGAAGAAAGTGAAGAAAAACGCATTCAATATTTTTCAAATAATTGGGGAAGAAACGAGAAAGTAAAGAAATTAGAAAAAAAGAAAGAAAATGGAGAAAATACAATAATAATAGTATAAAGACGATATATGGTAACAAAATATACAATCGCGAAAATATAATTATTACGATAGTAGAAATTTAATATTATTACGATATATGGTAACAATATTAAATAAATAATTTAAAAAATAAGACGATAATTAATAAAATATTTATGACGATAATATGAAATAAAATAAATATAAAATATGACGACAAATGGTAAGGAATATATACTAAATAAATTAAAAATTAAGACGATAATTAATAAATAA